TATATATACATAGTGTATTACATAGTATATACATAATACATATATATTACATATATAACTGACATATATTCAGTTGGAATAAAGTAGAGTACAAAAAACAATTAAATTATTATTTATAATATGGCACTAAAACAAATAGAATTAGAAGTACCAACAACTCTATCTGACATTAAACTTTGGCAATACCAAAAGTATATGAAAGTCATAGAGCAGAATAAAACAGAAGATGCCGAAGATGAAGACAAGATAAACGATTTCTTAAATATGAAACTTGTAGAAATATTCTGTAATGTTTCACTAAGAGATGTTAGTAGAATACCTTTAAAAGAGTATGAAAAAGTATTGGTAATATTAAATAAGGCATTTGAAGAGAAACCTAAATTAATACAAAGATTTGATTTGTTAGATGTAGATATGGGATTTATACCAAAGCTTGATGATATTACTCTTGGTGAATATGTAGATATTGAAACTAATATTGCTGATTGGCAAAAAATGCATAAAGCTATGGCTGTACTGTATAGACCAGTTAATTTTAATGCACAAGATAAATACACTATTGCTCCTTATAAAGTAAATGAAGAAATACAAGAATTAATGAAAGAGATGCCATTAGATGTGGCAATTAGTTCAATGGTTTTTTTTTACGCTTTAGGGAAGGAGTTGCTGGAAGCTATACCGAAATATTTGGAGCAAAATCTGAAGAAAGAGGATATGCTACAGCTAGAGATGCATTTGCACAAAAATGGGGGTGGTATCAATCAATTTATGCACTTGCTAAAGGAGATGTCAGAAACTTCAATACAGTTACCGAGCTTCCACTCTATCAGTGTTTAAATTATTTAGCATTTGAAAAAGAAAAAGTAGATATAGAACAACAAGAATTAAAAAAAGCATATAGACAATGACAAGTTTTTACGACATACTAGACAAACTTAAAACCTACCTTCAAGGCAATACTAATGTAAATTCAGTTACGTTTGGAGATATATTTGAGGTTGACCTAGCTAAACAAACTATATTTCCATTATCACACATTATTGTAAATGGATGTACATTTCAAGACCATGTAGTTCAATTCAATCTACAAGTTATATGTATGGATATTGTAAACGAAACCAAAGAAGACAAGAAAGATTTAAACAACTATTTTCACGACATTAACAATAAACAAGATGTGTTAAACACACAGTTTGCTGTAATCAACGGTTTACAATCGGCACTTAGAAGAGGAGAATTGTTTACTGATTTATATCAAATAGATACAGATTATACTGCCAATATGTTTGAAGATAGATTTGAGAACTTACTTGCTGGCTGGAGCTTAGACATATCAATCACAGTCGCAAACAATCAAATATCAGATATTAATGCTAACGGTCAATCTCCTTGCTAATGAGTTTTAAATTAAAAAATACAGAATCATATTTAATAAGTTTTGTAAATAATCTAAAGAGGTTATCTATAAGAGAACTAGAAAGAAGCAAGTTTAGAAAATACAGTAGTGGAAGAACTATAAACGAACCATTAAATGCTAGCGGTAATTTAAAGGGTAGTTTTACTGTAGAAAGTAAATATATAAAAAACAAATTATCTGTTAATATGAGAGGTAATTCTTATGGAGAAAAAGTAGATGAAGGAACTAAGGCAGGAACAAATCCTTCAGTCTCTCAATTAGTTAATTGGATTAATAAAAAGCCAGTTAAATTAACAGATGCCAAAGGCAGAAACTTAACAAATATAACCCCAGAAGGCAAAAACAGAATAGCAAACCAAATTGCACAAAAAATAAATAGAGAAGGAATAAAGCCAACTAACTTCTTAACAAATCTAGTAGATGCACAATTTGCAAAACTTGCAAATATTGACAGAGCAATATTGAAAGATATAAATACAGATTTAGATAGTTTTATGCAATCTATAGGATATACCAAAAATGGAGAAACATTTAAAATAGAACAATAATGTCAACAATAATTAACACCAGAAGTCCATTCTACTTCAAGGTATCTAATGCAGACTTGAGCTCTGTTAAATTAGAACTATATATATGGACTGGAACGTATGCACAAAGAAATGCATCTTATAAAAGATATACTTTAACTAAAGAACAATTATTAGATGAACTAGATAGAGGAACAACTACTGCTACTACAGCTAACAAATTAGTTGATAGCACACAAAACTTTCAGACTACAGCTCAAGTAGGAAGTTTTATAAAAAACACAACAGATTCAACAACAGCAAGCGTTACTGCTATTGATAGCGACACAACTTTATCTATAAGCTCCGACATTATGGCTTCAGGTGAAAATTATATATTATTTGCTAAACCTTATGTTGTATTTGAATTAAGTGAACTTGCAAGAGACTTTATGGAAACAGAGTATAACAACTACGCAACTGACACTTTATGGATAGATGCAGATATTACTATTTATGATTCAACAGGAACTATTGTTCAGGTAAACTCTCAAGACACAAATACATCTAGTTTCTTAGGCATAGATGGTTATGGTTACTTTGAAGATGGAACAAATCCTAGAAGTGTTCAATATACAACACCTATGGTGCTTCAACATAATACTACAGTTTATTATAATGATGGTGCTGATATAAAGATTCCTATATACGCAGAAGCACAAACCGTAACAGCCACTTTAACAAGTTCAGCAGGAGCAGATATTTATTGGGATAATGCTGATGATTTTTGGGATACTTATAATGTAACTTGGGGTTCAGGACAAACTCCTGTAGTGATTACTGACAATGGAAACACTAATCAAAAGATACAATACTTAATTATTACTGATAGTGAGGATTTGAATGATGGTGATTTTGTAACTATATCTAGTAACAACGCTTCTTATTCAAATGTAGTTATAACACTTAAAAAAGTATGTGAACCTAAATACACTCCACTAAATGTAATATTCTATAATAAATTTGGAGCACTACAAAACTTATGGTTCTTTAAGAAGTCTATGACTAACATTAATATTACATCACAACAATTTAAAAATAATATTTTAGATATAGAAAATTCTGGTAGTGCACCTTCTTATGCTTTAAGCAAACATCAAGAGAAAAAGTTTATGGCAAATGGCAAAGAATCAATTACTATAAATTCAGGCTTTTATAGTGAAGACCATAATGAAGTGGTAAGAGAAATGTTACTTGCAGAACAAGTTTGGATTTATAATGGAACAAACACTTTACCTATAAATCTTAAATCTAATACACTTCAATTCAAAAAGTCAGTTAATGATAAACTTATTAGTTACACCTTGTCCTTTGATTACGCTTACGATAAAATAAACAACATTCTATAATGCAAAAAATAGTATTATACATAAAAAATAATGATGATGTCTATAAAAGGGTAGATATGTTTAATGATGAAACTATTTCATTAACATCTAAGATACAAGATGTAAGAGACATACAAAAAGTATTTACTGACTTTAGTCAAACATTTACATTGCCTGCATCTAAAACAAACAACAAACTATTTCAACATTGGTATAATTATAACATTGATAATGGTTTTGATGCAAGAAGCAGAAAAGATGCCGTAATGGAACTAGATTTCTCTCCATTTAGAAGAGGCAAGATTTCTCTTAATAATGTTAAGATGAAAGACAACAAGCCTTTTTCTTATGAAGTTATTTTTTATGGCAATACTATAAACTTAAAAGATTTGCTTGGAGATGATGAATTAAGTACTCTTGGACAATTAGATGATTATACACATGATTACACAAGCTCTAATGTCAAGAATGGATTACAAACAGGATTATCTTCTGGAAAAATAATATACCCTTTAATATCTCACACAAAAAGATTTTATTATGATTCAGCTCAATCTAGTCCTAACTATAGTGGTAATTTGTACTACAATACATCACAAAATAATATTGGTTTAGAATTTGATGATTTAAAACCTGCTATCAAATGCTTAACTATAATAGAAGCTATAGAAGATAAATATACTACAGCTAATGGATATTCTTCTAATGTAGTCTTTACTAGAGATTTCTTTAGCTCAACACAATTTAGCAATCTATTTCTTTGGTTAAGTAGAAACAAAGGAGCTATAGGAGGAGACGAAAACCAAGAAGAAACATTAAGTCGTATATGTGGTGCATGGGGGTACTCCTCTGGTGACTTAGGTTTTAATATAACTGGAGATACTTGGACTGTATCAACTTCAGGGCACACAAGACGCTATGATGCACAATTAACAATAACTACAACAGGAGCAGACCAAAGCAAACCTTACAGCGTAAAAGCTATAGATTACGTTACTGGAAATACACTAGGACAATTAGCTTTAGGTTCAGGAGCTTCAAGAGATTTTACCGTTCAATTAATCTCAACATTTGAATTAGTCAATTATCAAATTAAATGGATTGTTGAATCTAATGAAACTTTATCGTTTACTCCTACATTAAATATGACAGAGTATATACTTAATCCAATAACACAAACTCCTACAGGTACAAACACTGCTGTATTTAATATAGGAGGTACTGGAGCAAGTATATCTACAACAAGTGAGATTATAATAACAGATAACGTGCCTAAGATTAAAACTATTGACTTTCTTACAGGATTATTCAAGATGTTTAATTTAACGGCATATTATATTGATGATGTAGCTGACACAGACTTTGGAAAAATATATGTAGATACTTTAGATAACTTTTATTTAGATGCAACAAACAACCCATCTGAAGGTAGTTATGATATAACAAAACATATAGACACAAAAGAATTGACTATAGACAGAGCTTTTGAATTTAATCAAATTAATTTTGAGTACGAAAAGCCATCTACTTTATTATCTATAAATCATCAAGAGCAATTTAATGAGATATTTGGCAACGAAGAAGTAAGACCTACGTTTGTTGATAGAGGAACTAAATACGAAGTTAAAGTGCCTTTTGAACACATGAAATTTGAAAGAATAATCGACACTAATCAAACAGGAACAAGTCCTTATTCAGCAATTACATCTCCTTCACCATACATAACAGACATTCTTTGTGGTTATTCAGCAGACGGTGACTTTGAATCTAAAACAGATGTAACCCCAAATACTGGTAATTATTCTCCAGTACTAACAAAACCTTTAGTGTTTTATGCTATACAAGAATCTGGATTATCTTCTGGAACAGGAATCAAATGGATTTCAGATGGAACTCCTGTAGAAATAACACAATACTATAGACCTTCTAATACTAATGAAGATGGCACTACATCAACTGCGGCTGCTTTTACTATTAATTTTGACGATGAAATAGACGAGTGGAATTTAACTAATTATAATGGAAGCACTAACTCTTTATTTAAAAAGTTTTATGCTAATTACATAAACGGAATCTTTGAGGAAAAGAAAAGAATATATAAGTTAAAAGGATATTTACCAACAGATATATTAGTTAACTATAGATTAAACGATGAGCTTGTGATACAAGATAGAACATTTACGATTAATTCTATAAGCACAAACTTTAAAACTGAAGTAAGTCAATTAGAATTATTAAACAAATTATAATTATGATAAAAAATATACTTGATTTATTAAATGCTTCTGATTGGTATGGAGTTGGAGAAAATGTAGAAATCGCAAAAGGTAAATATGTAGCTGTAAAAGACTTTAAACAAATGAAAGAACAACTTAAAAGATTAAGATATGGCAAGTAAAAAGATACTGGTAACCGTACAGGTATCAGCAGGAGCAGCTCCAGCAGAAGTTAAAAAGGTAGAAGATGCTTTAGGTAAATTAAGTACTGCTCAAGTAAAGGTAAATAAAGCTACAGAAAAAGGAAGAGCTCAATCAGGATTAAATAATGCAATACTTTTAGAAACTGGACGTTTAGCTTCAGATGCATCTTTTGGATTTACGGCAATTGCAAATAACTTGTCTCAAGTAATTTCATTATTTCAATCTTTTGCTAGAACTAATGGAGGATTTGTAAAATCAATGGGTATGCTCTTAAAAAGTTTATGGGGAGCAGGCGGTTTTTTAATAGCAGTACAATTATTAATATCTTATGGAGCAGATATTATTGCTTTCTTTAAAGGCTCTGCAACTGCTGCTGAAGAAGAAGCAGAAGCAATTAAAAAATTAAATGAAGAAATATCAGAAAATATTAAATTAAGAAATAGACAGCTTAGGCAACTTAGACAATCATTAGGTTTAGTAACCAAAGTAAGTATGGATGCTTTAGGTAATTTAACTAAAGAAATAAGTGCTACTCAAGAAGACTTAATGGAAATTGCTGATAGATTTGATGAGGTAGGTATATCTAATACTAAACTTCTTAGAGATGAAGAAATATCTTTAGAAAATAGAGTTAAAATAGCTCAAGAAATGTTTGATATATTTGAGGCAGAAACAAAATTAATTCAATTAAGAAAAGACGAAACACAAGCTTTACAAAGAGGTGATTTAGATAGAGTTAAAATATTAAGGTCTCAAATAAGAGAAAGTCAAAGAGAAATACTAGAATCTAATAAAACAATAGAAAAATTATCAGAAGCTCCAGTTGGATTTAGAGATAAGGTTAAAAGTGCATCTGATGAATTAAAAATTGAATTTGAAGAGCTTTTTGAATATCTTCAAGGTAGAGCAAAAGATTCTGATTTTATTTTAGAAAAGTTATTAGAAGGTTGGAGCATAAGACAAATAAACGCATCACTAGAAGCATCAAAAGCATTAAAAGGTGCTGGAGATGTCGGTGTAAAAGCACTTGAAGATTTAGTAAATGCAGATAATAAATACGCAAAAACTAAAAAAGATAATTCTAAAGCTATTGATAAGTTAAATAAAATCGAAAGAGATGAAAGAAACAAACAATTAAAAGAAATAGCAGGTAATTTAAATAAAGCAGCAGGATTATTTGGAGAAAACACTGGAGCTAATAAAGCGATGAAAATTGCATCAGCAGTCATAGATACTTACGCAGGAGCAAATTTAGCTATGGCATCCGCACCACCACCATTGAACTTTATAAATGCCGCAGCAGTTGTAGCGGCAGGTATTGCTAATGTTCAAAAAATAAAATCTGTAAAAGTTCCTAATGAAAAGGGTTCTGCATCAACACCGACACCTTTGAATGTTGAAGCTCCTGACTTTAATGTAGTCGGTGCTGGAGGTGTAAGTCAATTAGCAACTACATTAGCAGGTGTAACAGGACAGCCATTAAAAGCATTTGTTGTTAGTAAAGAAATATCATCAGCTCAAGAATTAGAAAGAAATATTACAAGTACAGCATCAATAGGTTAATTATTAAAATAAATTCAATATGAAAATAGTAGAATTAATTATAGACGAAGAACAAGAATTATCTGGAATAGAGGCAATCTCTATTGTAGATGAACCAGCAATAGAAGAAAACTTTATTGCATTATCTAAACAGCATGAAATAAAACTAGCTGAAGTAGATAAAGAAAAGAAAATATTAATGGGTGCTGCCTTAGTTCCTAACAAGAATATTTACAGACGTAACGGAGAAGACGAATATTATATATTCTTTAGTGAAGATACAGTAAGACAAGCGTCTCAATTATTCTTAATGAGAGGCAATCAAAACAAATCTACATTAGAACATCAAGCTGAATTGTATGGGTTGTCTGTAGTTGAATCTTGGATTATAGAAGACGATGTACACGACAAGTCAAGAAAGTATGACATGAATTTACCTATAGGTACTTGGATGGTTTCTATGAAGGTTAACAACGATGAAGTTTGGAATGATTATGTAAAAACAGGAAAAGTAAAAGGGTTTTCTATAGAAGGATATTTTACTGATAAAATTGCTATGAGTAAAATAGAAGAAATTAATGAAGAAGAAGAAGCAAGAGAAATATTATTAGAGATTGCTAATTCAATACTAGACAATAAATATGAGTTTAAAACTTATAGTGATTACGGAAGTGGTGTTAGAAACAATGCAAAAAGAGGTATTGAACTGAATAAAAAAGTAAATAATAAATGTGCCACAAGCGTTGGAAAAATAAGAGCTCAGCAGTTGTCACGCGGTGAGAAATTGAGTGTATCAACAATTAAGAGGATGTATTCTTACTTGTCAAGAGCAGAAACTTATTATGATGCTGGAGATAGTAAAGCTTGTGGAACTATATCTTATTTATTATGGGGTGGTAAAGCTGGATTAAATTGGTCAAGAGGTAAACTAAGAGAACTTGGTGAATTAAAAATGGCATCAATGGTTGTAGATAAAGACCACGCAATTATAAATGATAGATTAGCTTATTCAAGTAAAGAAAAAGCTGAAGAGATGGCAAAAGATTTAGATTGTAAAGGAATACACGAACACGACTTTGAAGGTAAAACTTGGTATATGCCTTGTGAACAACATTTTTTAGCAGAAGTAGGTGAAGACGGAGTAATAAGAAAAAGTCCTAAAGCACCTAAATCCGACACTCCTAATCCTAATCCTAAAGGTGAAGGAACGGCAAAAGGAGATGCTTCTGGCAAAAGAGGTGCTAATGTGTCAGAAAAAGATAGAGCTTCTTTAAAGAAAAAAGCAGATGATTTTAATGAAAGATATAAAGAAAAATTAGGTTATGGCATAACTGTTGGTATGCTAGCTTCAGTATTTCAAAGAGGTCTTGGAGCATACAACACAAGTCATTCACCAAACGTTAAATCACCTTCACAATGGGCACATGCTAGAGTAAATGCTTTTATGTATTTGGTAAGAAATGGAAGACCAGAAAATGCTAAATACACAACTGATTACGATTTATTGCCAACTAAACATCCTAAAAGCAGCAAAAAATGAGTAAAAACAACGAGACATTAGGAAATGCTGTTCCAAATAATAAAAGAAGAGGTTGTATGTGTAAAGATGGTACATATTCAAGAAAATGTTGTGATGGAACTTTGAGAAGTCAAGGTGTTGGAAGAATATCAGGTGTAGGTGTTTTATTGTTGGAATCAGGAGGAAATATATTACAAGAAAATGGTAACAATATAAAATTATAAATAATGAGTAAAAAAATATCACAATTAAACGCAGCTACAGAATTACAAGGCACAGAAACATTTGCAGTAGTTCAAAGTAGCGAAACAAAAAAAGGAACTATAAGTCAAGTTATAAATTATATACACGCTACTAACATTACTGTTTCATCAGGAGATACTATTGATTTAGACGATGCATCTTATGACGATACAAGATTAGTAAAATTAACTTGGTCAGGAGGTTCTGGAAATATGACTATGACTTTGCCAGATGCTACAACTTCTAAAAACACAAACAGATTAATAAGATTTGTAACAAATGGAGGGTTTAACACAAACACAAGAGTTAATTTAACTCCTCTTGCAGGACAAGAGTTAGACGGCTCTTCAAGTCCTTATGAATTAAATGTTGCTTATGAAGGTTTAATGTTGTGGTCAAGTGGAACGGAATGGATTATAATACAGAAGAAAGCATAAAAATCTAACAAGGTTTTTATATACAGTTATTTAAGTAATAAATTAATTTAATAATCGAAATTTATGGAAAACACTAAAGCTACATCAATTTTGAACGACATCATGGAAAAACTATCCTTAGTTAAAAAAGATGAAGTAAAAGAAGTTGAGGTGAATCAAGAAGTAAATCTTTCGGAACAAATTAAAGAAGAAGAAAAACTATCTCAAGAACTTACTGAACTTGCTTGTCAAGAAGATGTAAAAGAGGAGTTATCTACTGAAGAAGTTGTCTCTGAAGAGCTACAAGAGGAAGTTCCTGTAATAGAGGAAGCTTCTGAAGACGTTGAGATGGATGAAATGAAATACGTTAGTAAAGACGAATTTGAATCTAAAATCTCTGAATTAAAAGGAATGATTGAAGAAATGAAATTAGGTTACGGTGAAGAAAAACTATCTATGCAAAAAGAAATAGAAAAGTTGTCTGCTCAGCCAGCTTCAGAACCAATCGCACACAACCCTGAAGGGGAAGTAAAACAAAACTTTAAATCTTTTGGTCAAAACAGAGTAATGAGCACTAGAGATAGAGTAATGAACAGAATTGCTAATTTAAAATAAACCAAAACTAAAATTAATTAAAAAATGGCTACTACTACATCAATTACAACTACTTATGCTGGAGAATTTGCAGGTAAGTACATCTCTGCTGCTTTATTATCAGGTGTTACACTTGATAGAGGTGGTATTGAAATTAAACCAAATGTAAAGTACAAAGAAGTAATCAAAAAAATTGCTACTGATTCTAACGTAATCAAAGATGCAACTTGTGATTTCACTGACACTGCTACTATTACATTAACAGAAAGAATCCTACAACCAGAAGAATTCCAAGTAAACCTAGAGCTTTGTAAGAAAGACTTTAGAAGTGACTGGGAAGCTGTACAAATGGGATACTCTGCTTTTGACAACTTACCTCCTAAATTTAGTGACTACTTAATCGGTCATGTTTCTGGATTAGTTGCTGAAAAAACAGAAAACAACATTTGGAAAGGTGTTAATGCAAATGCTGGTGAATTCGATGGATTTACTACTTTATTAGCTGCTGATGGTGACGTTATTGACGTTGCTGCTGCAACTGTAACATCTGCTAACGTTATTGCTCAACTAGGAGCTATCGTTGACGCTATTCCTTCTGCTTTATACGGAAAAGAAGATTTATACATCTATGTATCTCAAAACATCGCTAGAGCTTATGTAAGAGCTTTAGGAGGATTTGGAATCTTAGAAAATGCTGCTGGAACTGAAAACGTATCTAGCATTGGAGCTAACGGTGTATCTAATCAAGGTACTATGTGGTGGCAAAATGGAGCATTATCTTTTGATGGTGTAAAATTATTTGTTGCTAACGGACTAGCTGATAACAGAGCGGTTGCTGCTCAAAAATCTAATTTATTCTTTGGAACTGGTCTTTTATCTGACCATAACGAAGTTAAGTTAATCGATATGGCTGACTTAGATGGTTCTCAAAACGTAAGAGTTGTTATGAGATTTACTGCTGGTGTTCAGTACGGAATAGGGTCTGATATTGTACTATATTCTTAATAAATTAAATTAACCAAAAAACAGGGTAGGTGGGTATATGCCTACTTACCCTTTTTTTATAAAAAATAATAAACTATGGCTTGCGATTTATCATTAGGTAGAAAAGAACCTTGTAAAGATGTTGTTGGTGGCATAAGAGCAGTTTATTTTACTGATTTTGGAGATTTAGGTACAGTTACACAAACTGATGATGAAATAACAGATTTATCTGGAACTTTCACTGCCTATAAATATGAAGTAAAAGGAAACTCGTCTTTTGAACAAAACATTACGTCTTCAAGAGAAAATGGAACTACATTCTTTGAACAAACATTAAATTTAACACTACATAAACTTTCTAAAGAAGACAATAAAGAATTAAAATTGTTAGCTTATGGAAGACCTCATATTGCTGTGGAAGATTACAATGGAAATGTATTTTTAATGGGATTAGAGCATGGAGCTGATGTATCAGGAGGTACTATAGTTACTGGAGCTGCTATGGGAGATTTAAGTGGTTATACACTTACTTTATCTGCTATGGAAGTAAAACCAGCCAACTTTGTAGCATCGCCTACTATTTCTGACCCTTATGCTGGAATGACTAGTGCAACTGTAACTGTAACAGTAGGTACTAATTCATAATAACTAAATTTAATTAGGTAATTAAAGGGATGCTTCGGTGTCCCTTTTTTTATGAAAACAAATTAAGAATTATTTGTTACTTATAATATGGTAATATTAACAACATCAACAGACGCTCAGAGTTTTAAAGTAATTCCTAGAAGTGCAGAAAGCTCAGTTACGTTTGAATTAACTGATAAATCTAAAAGAACTACAAGTTCTGTTGCAGTTACTGTAACTAATTCTAATGGCTATATGACTGTAACAGGTAGCTTTTCTTTGATTGAAGATAGGTTCTATTCATTTGCTATTAAAAATGGTTCTGTAATTATATATAGAGGTTCTATTTTTTGTACAAATCAAACTAATTTTAATACCTTTGATGTACACTCTGGAGAATACACTACAGAAAACACATACAATAACGATTTTGTAATAATATGAGAAAAGTAAATAAAATGGCAAAAAAAAGATACAACAACAACCCTTTGCCAAAAGTAGAAAAAGGAAAGATACATATAGTCAATATGTCTTCTTATACACGCCCTGAAGTAAAAGAACAATACAACAGAGATTGGGTAGAATATGGTGATGATAATAATTATTTTGATTATCTAATAAATAGATATAATGGTAGCCCTACTAATAATGCTGCTATTAACGGTATAGCAGAAATGATATATGGAAAAGGAATAGATGCTGTTGACAGTAAAGACAAAGAAGCTGATTACAAAGAAATGAAAGAGCTCTTTACTAAATCTTGTATGAAAAAAGTATGTTATGACTATAAAATGATGGGTCAAGCTGCAATTCAAATAATCTATTCTAAGGACAGAAAAAAGATTGTACAAGTAGAACATATACCTGTAGAGACGTTAAGAGCAGAGAAGGCAAATAACAAGGGTGAAATACAAGGTTATTACTATGCTAAAGATTGGTCAGAAGTAACTTACAAGACACAACCTAAAAGAATACCTGCATTTGGCTCAAGTAATGCAGGGTTAGAAATATTATATATCAAACCTTATAGAGCTGGATTTTATTACTATTCTCCTGTAGATTATCAAGGAGGATTACAATATGCAGAGTTAGAAGAAGAAATAGCGAACTATCATATAAATAATATACAGAATGGTCTTGCTCCAAGTATGCTTATAAACTTTAACAATGGTGTTCCTACAGAAGAACAAAGAAGTTTGATTGAGCAAAATATACAAGAAAAGTTTAGTGGTTCTTCTAATGCTGGTAGATTTATATTGGCATTTAACGATAGCAAAGAATTGTCTGCAAGTATTGAGCCAGTCATATTAAGTGACGCACATGAGCAATATAAATTTCTTAGTGATGAATCAATGAGAAAAGTAATGGTCTCTCACAGAATTGTATCTCCTATGCTTGTAGGTATAAAAGACAATACTGGTTTAGGTAACAATGCTGAAGAATTACAAACAGCTTCATTGCTTATGGATAATACAGTTATACGACCTATGCAGGTTACTATACTAGATGAACTAGAAAAAGTATTAATGTACAACGGAATTGAATTAGATATATACTTTAAAACACTACAACCTTTAGAATTTACTGACTTAACAAATGCTATAACGGATGCTGAGATAGAAAAAGAAACTGGTATTAAAAAGGAAGATAGTGATACAATAGAAGAAGAACAAATAAATATAGAAGAATAATGGCAACAGCACTATTTATAAAACGGTCAGATTTAGTGAAAAACACTGCATTAAATTCAAATGTAGATACGGATAAATTTATACAGTTTATCAGTTTAGCTCAAGAAATTCATGTACAAAATTATTTAGGCACAGATTTATACGATAAAATTAGTGCTGATATAATAGCAGGAACACTAACTGGAGATTACTTGGCTTTAGTAAACGATTACATACAACCTATGCTTATTCATTTTGCTATGGTAGAATACTTGCCATTTGCAGCATATTCTATATCAAACGGAGGAGTTTATAAACATAATTCAGAAAACAGTCAAATAGCAAACAAAGAAGAGATAGATTTCTTAATTCAAAAGGAAAGAGATTTTGCTGAGTATTATGCTCAAAGATTTATAGATTACATGACCTATAATGCA